GAGGGTGAGAGACGAGTTAGGAACACGTGCTACCCTTGCCCTCTCCACAGTCAGCAAGTTAGCGTCCAACGCCAAGTCTGAATATGTCCAGTTGGAAGCGAGTAAAGACTTGCTCGATAGGGCAGGACTTAAAGCCCCTGAGAAGCACATGCATTTGCACGCAGGGGACATCAAGGTAGAAATCGATTTAGGGTAGGTAGGGGGCAAAAAACTGGCGTGCTATAATGTCGACTGATCCCATACAAACATTTTTCCTTCTCAAGGCTCGTTAAACCCCGTATAATCAAGCCCACAAATATTTTTGTCAGAGAAGGTTCGTTATGGACAAAAAGGTTTATAGTGAGAATTTTGTATCGGCGGCTTACAACACCGTCGACAATCTTTTTACTTTGCGCGACTTGGTTACTGAAAAAGACGTTCCCTTTGAGTTTATCTCTATTGTAAGAGAGGCGTTAGTTAGGGATGGCGGCGACTCTGTAGAGTTAAAGGATGTCACCTTTCCCCTTAACGACGAATTTCCTTCCTACATGCGACATATGGTTGCCACAAAGGTTGAGGGCGGTTGGATGCTAGATTCTGCTATTGACGATATGGGTCTTAGCTTTAAGATTCCTGAGGAGGATGAAAGATACGGAAACTTTGTAGACGAGAGTAACTACTTTGATGTTAAACGTCCTACGCTACCTCATGCGCTGCTTAGTGACGAAAAGCTAGATTTTTTGAATGAAGAAGTGCGTAAAAAGTTTGGACGCATTTCTGAAAAAGACCGAACTACTGGCATTCCCCTGCAAGAGGAAGAAATGAATATACCGGAAGGTGTACGGCGTGATCCGCTTGGCGCAGACTTTACTGGGCAGATGAGGCCAGTCGATGAGTAAGAAACGTGACCCCAAGCTTGTTCGTGCTGGAGTAAGAGCATACAACAAGCCCAAAAGAACTCCTAACCACCCTAAGAAGTCTCATGTGGTTGTGGCAAAGGTGGGGAATAAAACAAAACTTATACGTTTTGGTGAGCAAGGTGCTAAGACTGCTGGCAAGCCCAAAGCCGGAGAGTCGGAACGTATGAAGAAGAAGCGTGCAAGTTTCAAAGCGCGTCATAGAAAAAACATTGCCAAAGGCAAGATGTCTGCGGCATACTGGGCTAATAAGGTTAAATGGTGATTGATATGCCTCAAGTTGGTAAAAAGAAGTTTCCCTACACTCCTGCTGGTATTCGTAAAGCTAAAGAAGCTGCGAAGAAAGAAAAGGAAAACAAGAAGTCTATGCTAAAAGGATATGGTAAATGAGCAAGCTTTATAAGATTGATGGTTCGGAATACATCGGTAAGGATTATTTTGTTCTTCCTGATGGCCGCCCTCATTCAGGCAAGACGTTTACGAAAGATAGCGTCCGTTTGTTTACGGAAGAAGAACTCGCTGATCGTGGCATTGACGTAGTAGCGCATGTGCCAAAAAAGCGTACAAAAAAAGTTTATACAAAAAACACCCCCACCTCTTTGCGTAAGTTGAAGGAAGAAGAGAATGGCGGTTAATGAAGCAGGAAACTACACTAAGCCTCGTATGAGGAAGAACCTGTTTGAAAAAATTAAACGGGGTGGTAAGGGCGGCGCGCCGGGTCAGTGGTCTGCGCGCAAGGCTCAAATGCTTGCTAGAGAGTATAAAGCTAAAGGGGGCGGCTATACTTCCTAATGGCACTTGCAAAAAGCCAGAAGTCGCTGCGCGCTTGGACAAAGCAGAAGTGGCGAACCAAATCAGGTAAGCCCTCGACTCAAGGGCCGAAAGCTACTGGTGAACGCTACTTGCCAGAGAAAGCCATTAAAGCACTTAGCAATGAAGAGTATGCACGAACTACTGCGAAGAAACGTGCAGCACGCCGCGCTGGCAAACAGTTTTCTAAACAACCAAAGTCTATAGCTAAAAAGACAAGAGCATATCGCCGTGCCTAAGATTACCGCTATATTGGTTGCTTCCGTTCTGTTGGGCGGCTGCGCTGATATGGTTTATGGCAAACGTAACATCGGATTGGAACAAGAGGCTATAAACAATGCAATTAACCTCTGCAAGAAATTTGGTCACACTGTAGATACGAAAGAGTTTACGCGCTGCGCTGAACAGCGTTACGATGAGTATATGATCAACCACAGGTAAGTCATGGACAAGAAAGAACTGCGCAAGCAACGCAAGAAAGCAATCAAAATGCAGAACAATAGTTCTCGCAAAATGTCATTTGCAGAAGCTTTGCAAGAGATAAGGAAGAGTATGAATGAGTTTCCTACACACAATAAATGAGGAAGAACGCCGCATTCTTAGAACGATTGTAAAGAAGGTGCATCTAAAACATCACCCCCAAGAGTTTTGCACTGACTATGAGGCAGATAAACTTATATCTATTATTGCGCCTGATGTAGTTGAAAAGCTTATCAAGGTTGGCGTGGATAACAACATTGACAACATTTAAGTATAAACCTGATGGTGATGTCCTAAAGGAGTTTATGAAAGATGATACTTTCTTTCGTGGCATTCGCGGCCCTGTTGGGTCTGGTAAGTCTGTCGGTTGCTGCGTTGAAGTATTTCGCAGGGCATTAGCACAGCAGAAAAACGAGGAAGGTATACGCCGTTCTCGTTGGGCTATCATTCGGAATACAAACCCGCAGCTTCGAACCACTACAATTAAGACTTGGCTCGATTGGTTTCCAGAAAACCAGTGGGGTAAATTTCAATGGTCTGTGCCATATACACACCACATTCAGCAGGGCGACCTCGACTTAGAGGTAATCTTTCTGGCTCTTGATAGGCCAGAGGATGTGAAAAAACTGCTATCGTTAGAACTTACGGGCATCTGGATTAATGAGGCTAGGGAAATACCTAAGTCTATTATTGATGCTTGTACGATGCGTGTCGGGCGTTTCCCATCTATGCGTGAGGGCGGCCCGAGTTGGACGGGGGTAATTGCAGATACTAACGCTCCAGAGGAGGATCATTGGTGGCCTATCATGTCCGGCGAAGTCCCAGTCCCAGATCATATACCTGCAGAAGAAGCAAGAATGCTCGTCGCTCCAGACAACTGGCAGTTCTACACTCAACCCGCAGGAATGAAAGAAACAAAGGACAAAGATGGCAGCGTCATAGAATACCTTCCAAACGAGAGTGCCGAAAACCAAAAGAACATGTTGAAGAGTTATTACTCGAATCTGATACGGGGGAAAACGAAATCATGGATAGACGTTTACGTAATGAATCGCCTTGGAGCGATTAATGAAGGGAAGCCGGTATATCAAATGTTTGCACCAGACTTACACATCGCTAAAGAAGAAATACCAGTTGCATCGGGAGTTCCCGTTTTTGTGGGTCTCGATTTTGGTCTTACTCCTGCTGCTGTCTTTGGGCAGCGGGTTCGTGGTCGCTGGCTTATCCTCCAAGAGATTGTCGCATTCGACATGGGAATCGTGCGATTCTCAGAGTTACTCAGGCAGGAGATTGCTACACGTTATAACGGATGTGAAGTAAATATTATTGGCGACCCGGCTGGTGATTTCCGCGCGCAAACTGACGAAAGCACCCCATTCCAAGTATTGCGTGGTGCTGGTTTGATTGCACGACCCGCACAATCTAACGATGTTTCCTTGCGTATTGAGGCCGTAGCTGGCACACTAAACCGTTTGGTCGAAGGCAAGTCGGGTATTTTAATAGACCCGAGATGCAAAGAGTTGATCAAAGGTTTTGAAGGTGGTTATGGGTATCGGCGTATGCAAGTGTCCGGCGAACGTTATGATGACAAGCCCGATAAGAATAGATTCTCTCATATACATGATGCGTTACAATATCTAATGTTAGGTGGTGGTGAGGGACGCGAAATCCTTGGAAATAACAAAACCGCTAAACCATTTACTATGAAGCGGGACTTTGATATATTTACACGGAAACCCAAACAAACGAAACAAAGTTTTTGGAATAGGATGAAATAATGGGCTTACCTACCTTTGTGATAGAAAGGCGTCGAAGGCAACTTGCTGAACAGCAGAAGGCCAAGCAACTGAGCCTTATTCAAAGCCTTGACTTAAATAAAGGTGTTGATCCTGATATTGCTTCTGCTGTTGCTAGAACAATTATGCCCGTTAAACAGCCAGCATATAAACGCCCTCCTAGTGTTCAAAAAGCTGCAGAAACAAAAGCTTTTGAAACAGCCTATAAAAAAAGAACATCTGAGATACAAACATTCCTTCAAGACCAACCAGTTTTGAAAGAGGCTGTAGCTGCTGGCTCAGACCCAAGAACTATTCAGGCTCTTCGCAAGGAATTAATTGATACTTACACGGAAGCGGATATAAGGGCTAACGCAATTAGAGGTGGCAAGTCTCAACATAGAGATATTAAAAGAAGGCAAATAAGGCAAGTTGAGCGACCAAAAGAAATAGAAAAAATTACAGAAAAAATAAAGGCTGATGTAGAGGTTCAGCCTGTGTTGCAGCAAATTCGTCAACGCCGCCGCCGCGCTGCTGAACAACAAGCTTCTTTGCTTCGTCGCCAAACTGGTCGCCGTGCTTTGCTTGCTAGTCCTACTGGTGGTGCTGGTTTCTTTGGCGGATATTTTAAGGGTTAGATAAATGCACGAGACTGCAAAACATTATATTAAAAAATACGAAACTGCGCGGACTCAACGCACACCCTTCGAGGATTTGTTTCAAGAGTGCTATGACTATGCCCTGCCACAGCGCGAGGGTTTTTACTTTAATGCGCCGGGTCAGCGCCGTGATGATCGCATCTTTGATGAGACTGCGGTAGTTGGTGTTCAAGAGTTTGCATCGCGATTGCAGTCTGGTCTTGTTCCTAACTTTGCGCGGTGGTCTGATTTGGTTGCTGGCTCAGAAGTACCGCCCGAAGAGGCTGATGAAGTAAACAATAGCCTTGATGAGGTTACTGAATATATTTTTGAGATTCTTGCAAACAGCAACTTTGCTCAAGAGGTGCATGAATCATTTATGGACTTGGCTGTCGGAACTGGTTGCTTGCTGGTGGAAGAAGGTGATGCAGTAAACCCAATCCGGTTTAGTGCAATTCCACTTCCTAAGGTAGTTCTTGAGAACGGGCCGGATGATCGAATCGACCATGTGTATCGTGAGCGTGAAGTTCGCCATTCTGATATTAGTATTGTTTATCCCAAAGCAAAGCTGTCGCAAAAGACACAGGATATGGCAAATAAAAAACCCGATGAGAAATGTAAAATTCTTGAGGTTGTATGCCGCTTGTATGACAAACCTAACCAAGAGCGTTATGGATACTATGCTATTGACAAGACCCATGGTGAGTTAATCTATCAAGAAATTTTTGAGGGTGTGGGTAGTAATCCGTTTATTTGTTTCCGTTGGTCGAAGGCTTCTGGCGAAGTGTATGGTCGCGGCCCGTTGGTAAACGCATTGTCTGCAATTAAAACAACTAACCTTACAATTCAGCTTGTATTAGAGAATGCACAAATGGCAATCTCTGGTATCTATCAAATGGATGATGACGGAATTATCAATGTCGATACTATCAACCTTGTGCCGGGAACTGTTATACCTAAAGCGCCGGGTTCAGGCGGCTTGCAGCCGATTGCTGCCGCCGGAAGTTTTGATGTTGCCAATCTTGTTCTTAACGACATGCGCTTGAATATCAAACGTGCGTTATATAATGATATGCTTGGTGATCCCAACCGCACCCCTGCTACTGCTACCGAGATTGCGGAACGCATGGCTGACTTGAGCCGCCGTATTGGTTCTGCCTTTGGTCGCTTGCAAGCAGAGATGGTGCAGCCAATTCTACAGCGTGTAGTGTACATTTTGCGGAAGCAAGGCCGCATTGATCTTCCAACAGTTAATGGTCGCGAAGTAAAAATACGGAGTGTATCTCCTTTGGCGCAAGCCCAATCTAATCAGGACATCACAACTGTTGCTCGTTTCCTTGAGGTTGTCGGCGGTAACTTTGGGCCGGACATGGTTAATCTTCTCGTGGATTCGGAAGAGGCCGCTGTGTATTTGGCGAAGAAGTTTGGTGTGCCAGATAATCTTATTCGAGATGAAGCTGACAGAGATCAGATTCAACAAATGCAACAAATGATGGCGCAAATGCAGCAGCAAGGCGGTGTGGTATAAATGTCACATATTGGAGTAGACGGGTATCCTCGCCCGCAAAAAGAGGATGAAAAAATCTCGCAAGACATCAAAGCCCTGTTTAATAATCCGGCAGGGAAAGAGGTTCTCGGTTATCTGCGGTCAGTCACGCTTGACGCTGTAGCTGGCGGAGGCATTAGCGATGGCGAACTCCGACACTTGGAGGGTCAACGCTTTATAGTCGCGCTAATTGAACGGCGCATTAAACACGCAGAAAAGGTAGAAAGTAAATGAGTGAAGCAACAGATAATGTGGAAGCACCAGCTGAAGCACCTGAAGCCGTAACGACTGAGGTAGCCGAAAGCCGCCCTGAGTGGCTTCCCGAAAAATTTAACACACCAGAGGACTTGGTTAATTCCTACTCCTCATTAGAAAGTAAACTAGGTAAGGGTGAGTCAGAACTTCGTGAGTCGATTATGAATGAAATCGAGTCGGAAGCTTTTGCCAATCGCCCTGAAAAAGCTGGTGACTACACCCTGCCGGAGGGCATGGATGAACTTGCAACTGATCCCAATATTGAGT